ATACTAAAATTAATGGATCAATGTTTGCAGAAGGCCCTGTAGTGATGGGTAGACCTGATGCTTTCTCTGAGATAGAAGGAACCTTGATGGTTGGTCCTATTGGTAATGATGATCCTAATATGCCAGAGGATACTGTTCCTTATAGGACAGTACTTGGACTTTCTGGTGCTCAACCACAAGCAATATTTTCTAAAGGAAATTTGTATGTCCAAGGAGATATATTTGTTACTGGATCTGTTGATTGTTTTTCATCTGGAAGACTAGAGGCAAGACATAAGGCAGCAGATGCTTCTCCTAAGAAGTTTGATATGGAGCATCCTTCTAAAGGTGAGGGTCATCGTCTTGCTCATGCATGTATTGAAGGTCCAGAGGTGGGAGTCTACTATAGAGGTAGACTAAAGAACAGTAATGTGATAGAGTTACCTACATACTGGAAGGATTTAGTACATGCTGACAGTATCTCTGTTCAACTGCAACCTATTGGTGCTCATCAGGACATCATTATAAAGAGATGGGATGATGAGAAGGTGCATCTACAGTCAAGAGGCCCTATCCCTATTGATTGTTTCTATCATGTTTATGCTGAGAGAAAGGATGTAAATGCATTGGTTGTAGAATATGAAGGTAAGGATTGGGATGATTATCCTGATAAAGATAATCATGATCCTAAATATGCAGAGGTGATCAACACTAGGACTCGTTAAAATGATTGATGAATACCTTACAAGGTGTGTAGTAGATACATTAAGAAGAACTATTACAATTTACTCTTCGGAAGGAGATGAAAATATAGTTAAGTGTGATACTGTAGATGAATTTATGAATGTGCTTAACTTTGTACGTGAAACTTGTCCAGAAGATGTGTTAGTGTATTCTGATCCTGTCTGAGGGAAAGCAGCTTTTAATTTCAAAAAAGGCGGGAAAAAAATCCCCAGGTTTTTTTACCCCCATTAGATTGGCAGAGTTTTTTTGTTATGCTAAATAATCCATAACAAGAACTATAAGTACGAATACAATGGGTCTTTCTAGATTAGATAATTTTCTTAAATCAGCGAGAGGGACAATTCTCTATGTTAATCCTAATGATTTAGATGCAACTGATAGTGTCGAAAATCAGGGAAACTCATTAACACGTCCTTTTAAAACTATTCAACGTGCGTTAATTGAGTCTTCTAGGTTTTCATATCAGAAAGGTTTAGAAAATGATCGTTTTGCAAAAACGACTATATTAATATATCCAGGCGACCACTTGGTTGATAATAGACCTGGTTATATACCCATAGGAACTAATCAATATCGATTGCGTAACGGATCAACAACAAATAATTTGCCTCCATTTGATTTAACATCAAATTTTGATCTTTCTACATCAGATAACGAATTATATAAGCTTAACAGTGTTCATGGTGGTGTAATTGTTCCTAGAGGAACATCACTCGTTGGATTAGATTTAAGAAAAACGAAGATAAGACCAAGATATGTTCCAAACCCAACAAATGATGATATAGAGAGATCTGCTCTATTCAGAGTTACTGGTGGTTGCTATTTTTGGCAATTTTCAATGTTTGATGCTGATCCTAATGGTCAGTGTTTCAAGGATTATAGCGAAAACCTCTTTGTTCCTAATTTTTCACACCATAAATTAACTTGCTTTGAATATGCGGATGGTGTTAATAACGTAAAAATCAATGATTCCTTCATTAGTGGTACTGATGGAGAATTTGATAGAACAGACCTTCAAATGTATTATGAGAAGGTTGGTCTAGTTTATGGTGCTTCTTCTGGTCGTGCTATTGAGCCAGATTATCCAAGTTCTGGTCTTGACATTCAACCAAAAATTGACGAATATCGTATAGTTGGTTCTCAAGGAAAAACTGTTGGTATTACCAGTATCTTCTCTGGTAATAGTGTAATTGCAAATACAACTGTTACAGTTACAACTAATAATCCTGTTCCAGAATTGCAGGTAGATACTCCATTCAGTATTAAGGATGTTGGAGTCGATGAATATAATGGCCAATTTGTTGTATCTGAGGTTGTTAATACTAGTAAAATTAAATATCAAGTACAAAATACACCAATTGTAGCAAATCCAAGTTCTGCAGGTTCTGAATTAAGTCTGACTGCGAATACAGTTACATCTGCATCTCCATATATCTTCAATGTATCTCTGAGATCTGTATTTGGTGTATGTGGACTTCTTGCTGATGGTAAGAAAGCAACTGGATTTAAGTCTATGGTGGTTGCTCAGTTTACTGGTATTGGTCTACAGAAAGATGATAATGCATTTGTATTGTATAATCCAACTAATGGAGAATATGATGATAGTACAGCAGTAACGTCCGTTTTAAGTAATAATTCAAAGGCGATTTATAAACCATCTTATAGAAACTTCCATATTAGGGTAACAAATGATGCCTTTATTCAGGCCGTTTCTATATTTGCGATTGGTTATGCAGAGCATTTCTCATCTCAAAATGGTGGTGATATAAGTCTTACAAACTCAAACTCAAACTTTGGTTCTAAGTCATTATCATCTAAAGGATTTAAACAGGAAGCATTTACTCAGGATGATAAAGGTTATATTACCCATATAATTCCACCAAAAGAATTACCACTTACAGAAGTATCTGTAGAGGTTGAATCTTTAGATGTTCAGAAAACTGCTGTTGGTGTCGGATCTACAGGTAATCTTTACTTATATGGTAAGACTAATCCAGATACCCCACCTCAAAATGTTATTGAAGGATATAGAGTTGGTGCAAAGAAAAATGATGATCTTAAGGTTCTAATTTCTGATGCTGGTACAGTAACAGAGAAGAAAGCAAGAGTTGTTATGGCTGGATCTCAGACTAGTTCTGAGAAATCTTTTGATGTTGCTAGAACTGCAACAGGAAATACAATTACCAATAACGTAATTCGTTTAGATGCTGCTCATGACTTTATTAATGGAGAATCCGTTAGAGTTATTAGTGATAATGGACATCTTCCTGATGGTCTAGATGCAAATACCTTATATTATGTAATTACAACTGGTAGTGGTATCAATACTAATACTGATGTTAAATTATCTAAGACTTTAAGTGATGCATTAATTACTACTGCTGGACAGGAATTGACAATCAATAACCGTGGTGGTTCATTGAAGGTTATTAGTAGAGTATCTGATAAGAATTCTGGTGAGTTAGGTCATCCAATTCAGTATGATACTACAAATAGTCAGTGGTATGTAAATGTTTCTACTACTCTAAGTGAGAATACCATTTATCCAAGTCTTGTAAGTTTAGGAACAACTGTTCTTGGTAGTGCAACTCCTAGAACATTTATTACTAGAATACCTGATAGTAGAAATGGTGATGATACCATTTATCGTGCAAGATATGTAATTCCAAAGGATGCAGGAACTGCAAGGCCTCCAAGTGATGGATTTATTATTCAAGAATCAAACACTGGTATTGGAGCAACTGATGCAGAAGTTCAAGCATATTTTGGATCAGGAACTCTTACTAATGAAAATCAATTAAGGAATTTTAGAATTGTTGCTGATGCAAGTTGGAGTGGAACAGAAGTTTCCGTTCAAACTGAATTACCACATAATTTAACTGTTGGTTCTGAAGTTCAACTTGTTAATGTTAAGAGTACAACTAATACAACTGGTGTAGATAACTCTGGATTTAACAGAACTTTTGCTGTTACTGGTATTAGTAGTGCAAAGAACTTTACTGTAGGTTTAACAACAGATCCAGGTACATTTACAAGCGATGTTACCGCAAGAACAGTATCACTACCATACTTTAAGAGAAAGAGATTTAGTGATACCTATTATATCCAAGGAAGTCATGAAGCTCAGAAGTTTATTGCAGGAAGTCAGGATGGTATCTATTACTTAACAGTAGTAAATGCTTCAAACTCTCCTACCATATCTGAGTTTGCTGGTGATAAGTTCTCTCAACCTGTTAAGGAACTATTCCCACAAACAAATAGGGATAATCCAGTATCTGACCCAGAAGAAACAAAGTCATTTGCCGTTCCTAATGTAATTGGTAAGGTTGTTGTTAATGATGTTCAGAATAGTTTAACAAAAGAAACTCTTACCAAATTCAATAGGGATGTTGATACAGGTATTGCACTTAGTGATATTGTTTCTAGTACTACAGGTATTGCACATACACTTCAATCAAGTGTAGATCATGGATTGAATAAGGCAACACTTGTAAGTATTGCAAATAGTGGAAATGGATATGGTATTGGATCTGCTGTTGAAGAAACTTATTATAATGCTAGTTTGGTTTCTATAGGAACTTCTGTAACTGGTGTTAATGCTACTGCAAAGGTTACTGTTGCTCCAACAGGTGGAATTACTGCTATCGAATTGATGGATGGTGGTAGTTCATTCAACGTTGGAAATACATTAGCAGTTGTAGGTATTGCAACTACAACTGGATATAGTCAAGCAACTGTTACTGTAGGTAAGGTATATGATAATATTGGTGATTCTATTAGAGTTGTTGGTGTATCCTCTGCAACTTATGCTGGATATAATTCAACATATAGAGTTACTGGTGTTGGTACGCAGGGTAAAGAGATTTATGTAACATCTACGTCTGCTATTAGTGGAGTTTCTACTACTGGTATTGGAGCAACTGCAGTAGATGGTTCATATGCATATTTAACAGGTGAATCACTGAGAGTTAGTTCAATTGTTTATAATAATGTTGTTGGTCTTGCAACAGTCACAACAGTAAATGCACATGGATTAAAAGTTGATAATGTAGTTGAGTTTGTAGGTGCAGATCAGGCATTATATAATAATTCGTTTGTTGTATCTGAGAATGTAGGATTGTCTACTTTCGTTGTTAATATTGGTGTTAATGCATCATCACCAGCAACAACAGGAACTATCTTTGCATATCGTGATGGTTATGCATCAAATGGTGGATTAATTACTGTTGATGATGAAAATCTAAATGGTCGTATGATTCCTTCCTATGCTGGAATTACAACCACATTGGCAGCTGCTGTTACAAATACAACAGTAGAGAGTGTAGCACTTAATGGTAGATCGAGTCTTGATATAAGGAATGGTGATTACTTTACTATTGATGATGAGATTGTAAGAGTTAAGACCGCACCATCAGGAGTAGGTGACTCTGTAAGTGTGTTCCGTGGAGTATTGGGTTCTAAGAGAGCCACTCATATTAGTGGTTCTTTGGTAAGAAGAGTTCATATCAATCCAATTGAACTTAGAAGACATTCTATTATCCGTGCATCTGGACATACATTTGAATATGTTGGATATGGTCCAGGTAACTATTCTACTGCACTTCCTGACAAGCATGATAGGGAATTAACTCCTGAAGAGGAATTACTAGCACAGTCAATCCGTAAGGATGG